AGTTTAAACTGCTCTTTAGGGAGAACAAATAAATGACTTTTGAATTCACGGAGAACTTTACCGTTCAACTTCCAGATATCAGCGAGAGCAACTATAATTTCTCGGAATCATTTAATGCTAATTATGGTTTAATTATTGAAGTTGCTGCAATCCATGAACGGATTGACTTCTAATTACAATAACTATTCCGCTGCAGAACTTGAAAAAGCCTTGCAGTCTTGGGTTGAGCCATACCCTAAGCCAATAATAATGAACCATGATCTTAACACAGAGCCTATTGGTCGTGTTATGGCAGCAAAGATGGATAAAGAAGGTGACGGAAGTCCTTTCGTAAGATTGCAAGTTGCAATTACAGATCCAGTTGCTGCTCAAAAGATCCTCGACAAGAGATATCTTACTGGTTCAGTTGGCGGTAGAGCAGGAAAAGCAGTTTGTTCCATTTCCGGAGAAGATCTCGCTACCGAGAACGCATCAGGAAGACCAGCTGCTCCTAAGTATCGTAGAGGTCAAGTTTACAAAGGTAAGCTTGCATTCATAGATATGCAAGACATTTCCTTTAAGGAATATTCTTTCGTAAACCAACCTGCTGACGGTAAGTCCGGGGTTAGATCCACTACTGTAGTGGACGATGAAAACAAAAAACCAACCTCAGAAGGCTGGGTAGCTAAGAGTTCTGCTTTCGTTCTACACATGAACGAAGAAGATATTTACTCTTTTGATGAGCATGAATCTTTATTGAAAAATATGAAAAAGAAAGAATCAAAGCCTCTTTATCTGCACCTCAAAGGCGCTTTCCTTACTGCCATGGCAATACAGGAGAGCGAAAGTGCACATAGTGAAGCTAATTCATTACTATCTAGCGGAGAAGTTGAAAAAGATATTAATCCACAGGAGAAATCAAATATGGACGCAAATGTTGTAAGCGAGGACATACTCGCTGCTGTTGAAGATCTAAGTCAAGATCTTTCAGCTATAGCTTCTGGAACAGTAGAAGAATCAGAAGAGACCCCTGCAGAAGAGGCTCCTGAGACAGAAGCACCAGAAGTAGAAGAGGCTCCCAAAGAAGAGACCGCTAATGAAGAAGTCCCAGAAGCTGCAGAAGAATCAGCTAAAGGTGAAGAAGCAAGTGATAAAGCTGTAGTTGAAAACGAAGCATTATTAGAAGCTATTCAAAAGATTCTAGAAGATGCTGCTACAGTTGATGCTAGCACAGCTGCTGCTCTTTTGGTAGCAAATGAATTAAACCAAAAAGAAACTGCCGATATCTTGACTGAACAAGATGGCCAACACAAAAAGTGGCTATGGCAGTTAAAGTCTTTCCTCAAGATGGAGGCTGGAGAACCAGCTGATGAATCATGGAGAATAGCAAAGTCTGAAGAAGTTTCAGAATCAGCAGAAGAACTCGTTGTAGTTGATTCAGCTAATCCTGAAGTTTCAAAAGAAGATCAAGAAGAAGAAGTGGCAAAAGCAGAGCTCACTGGCAACGAAAGCGCCTCTGAGGAAAATGCTAATGCTAGCAAGCTTCAATCTCTTGAAGAAGAAAACCAGAAGCTCAAAAATGCATTACATAGAACTCTTGTCGAAAGAGTTGTAGACGCAAAGATTGCAGCTGGAGTTGAATCACAAGAAATTAGAGAGTCTCTTATCCAGGAACATGTTAGCCGTTCGGCTTCATCTCTTGCTGACTCTTTAAGAGATCTGGCAAAAATGCCAGCTACCAAGAAAATAGCTGGAATGATGTTAGAGATGAATTCAGAAATTGAAGTTATTGAGGGTGAACAAAATGTCACCACCATTAATGGAGAAGAAGAAGTAGTCGAAGAAAAAGTGACAAATACTCCAGAGCAGTTATTTGTAGATGCCTTAATGGGCCGCCGTAAACTTTAATCATAATCTAAGGAGAAATTTAAATGAGTTTAGCAAAATTTCGTAAAGTAGGGACTAAGACCGGCACAGGCCGTTTAGTAGTCTCAGAGGGTATCGCTCCAGCAGCTTACCTCCTAACACACCCAGGTCTCCCGACCTTTTATTCAGACAGTGAAGATGATCGTTTTGAAATTGTAATCCCTAAGGGTACAATCATTTCAGTTATTGCTGACGCTAATGGTGATGCAAGAGTAGTTCCAGCTAATGGTTCTGGCTCTGCAGTAACCTGGGGCGACAACATGCCAGACTCATGGTCTCCACTTACAGGTGCAACCCCTGCGTACAGCTCAGGCGCTACTGACAGCATTGAAGTAGCACTAAGAAGCGTTCCAGTCGGCGTTGCCCAATACGATCTCTACCGTCCTTTTGACAAGGGCACTTCACAGGGTGCTGGTTTCATCACTCATGGATACGTAGAGTACCCAATGGTCAATGGCATTAACAACGACGTAACAGTCGGTTCATTAATCGCTCCAGACTTTATGGGTCGCCCAAGAGCATTATCAGCTGCTGACTGTGGATCATACCCATGGTTGCAAGTTGGTAAGGTAATTGAAGTAGAGAAGTTCGCCACCAATTTTGATGACGGCCTCCTCTCCTACATGCAGTTGCCTTCAGATCCGGGCGCTCTCAAAACCGTTTTTGAAATCACGCAAAGTGGTCCATTCAACGGCAAGTTGGGCATCCGTTCAAACCTGGATGTAAACAATGTCATTGGCGCATTCCGCGTCAACCTAACCTTATAAAAAGAAAAGAAGGAAAACCCTAAGATGAGTAAAACAATCCAAGAACTCCTTTCCGGCCTCCCAGCTTGGGAAACCGCATTATCAGAGGATGGGTACATCGACGAAGACAACAGAGTTACTGTCAAGGAAGCTTTTGCATCACCAGATGCAGCAGCACTTTTCCCTAAAGTTATCTCTCGCACTCTAAGAGAGGCTGCAGAGCCACAATTGTTGATCACACCCTTACTTTCTACTGTTCGCCTTGGAAAGGGCCGTTCATTAGAATTCCCAGCAGTTAATGCAATCCAAGCAGCAGAGATCCCTGAAGGACAAGAGTACCCAGAGCAGTCACTCGCATTTGCGAAGCAGATTGAAGGCAAAGTGTCGAAGAAGGGCGTTAAGCTCTCCTTTACAGAGGAAGTCATCGCTGACTCCCTTTGGGACATCGTTGGTCTTCACGTCCGCGCAGCAGGTCGTGCAATGGCTCGCTTGAAAGAGCAGATCGCACTAAGTCGTTTCAAAGACGCCGCAACTATTGTCTTCGACAATGACAGTGGTTCATACGATGACACAACTGGTCGTGACATCACCGGTGCCTTCAATGACACCATCACGTGGGACGATATCGTCGACATGGCAGCAGTTCTCATGGCAGAAAAGCATGTTCCAACCGACTTCATCCTTCACCCATTGATGTGGTCAGTATTCCTTAAAGATGCAATCTTCCACTACGGTGGAGCAGCATCTGCAGTCAATACAAGTTGGGGCTACCGTCCATCAAATGCAGATGGCGCACTTAACGCAACTGCACCTATGGGCCTTAATGTCCTTGTCTCACCATTCGTAAGCTTCACAGCCAAGAGCGGTGCTACGGCAGCTAAGTCTGACCTCTTCTTGATTGATAGAAACGAAGTTGGTTCATTGTTGGTCAAGGACGATATGTCCACCGACCAGTTCGATGATCCTTCACGTGACATCCGTCAATTGAAGATGAAAGAGCGCTACGACATCGTAATGCTTGGCGATGGTGAGGGTATCACTGTTGCTAAGAACGTTAACCTCAGCCGTAACTACGAGGTTCTCGTTACTAACGAAACAGCCTAATCTTAGGACAATTATAGTTGCGGTCACTTTGGTGACTAAACCTAAGGGATTTGGGACGGTAGGTAACTACCGTCCCTTGTTCTTTTTCCAAACAAGGTTACTAAATGTATAGGCAAATAAGGAGATAATGTGGCACTATATTTAATAGAGCACGCTAGTGTAGACGCTGACGTAGTAATAATTAAGTTTGGTAGAACTGTTAAAATCAGTACTCTAATTAATCCAAACTTTACGGTAGAAAGCACTGACGCAACTCCAATTGTTGTCAATAGTCCATTTGCCCCTATCAATACAATTACTGATTATAATCAGATCTCTAGAACATTAAGATTATTTTGGGACCAGCAGTTAACTGCTAATAAAGAATATAAAATAAAAGTAACCAATCTCTTTGATGCCGTAAACGAAAAGATACCATCAGAAAGTATAGTCTTTACAAAGAATGACGATGCTACTCCATCTACGGTAATAGCTAATATAACTTCATTTCAAGAACCTGATTATGAAGAGATTTTAATTGAAGATAAATCTTTAAGAATAGATGCTTTTTCTACAGTTCAAATTATTGCTAAGAATCCCAATTTTTTTATAAAATCAATAGATCCAGAAAATGGTTCATTTTATATAGACAACTCCCATAACAACGGCAGAGTCACAATTACCTTTAACGCTCGCCCAGCTTCTAACTTTCTTAATAATGATTACTTTAAAGTACAAAGAAAAAAAATTCAAAGAATACCATCTAGATGGGAAACAGTTTCAGCTAATGTCTCAATTCATTCCTGGGAGCCAGAAGTGTATTTAGATATGCCTTCTACAGATGCTACTCCTGTGTTCTATCCAAGCGACAAAGAATATTATGAAACTGGCTATAAATATAGGATTATAATATCTAAAGATATAGGTATTTAATATGTCTAATTTTGTTTACAAAAAAGCAAAAGAAGCAATATTAAATGGACAAATAAATTTTTCTTCTAATCAATTTAAACTACTATTTGTAAATACTGTAAATTATACAGCAGCGGAATCGTCAGATGAGTTTCTTTCAGGGATCAATAATAGTGCCATAGTTGCCACCAGTGCTGCTATTACTGGAGTAACAAACACCCTTGGGGTAATAGATGCTCAGGACATATCAATTTACCTAGAAGCTAATACTACATTCAATGCAATAATTTTATTTCAATCTTCTGGTAATCCGGCTACTTCTAGGCTACTATTTTATATAGATACTGGATTTAATTTACCATTCGTAGGTTCACCTATAGGCTCTAGTTTAACTATAGTTTGGGAAAATAATTCAACAAAAATATTATCAATATAGGAGTGTAAAATGGCCACTAATTATCCTAACTCTCTAGATATTTTAATAAATCCTACTGCAACAGATAACTTAAACTCTACAGTAGTACCCCATGCTGAACAGCACGCCAACCTTAATGATGCTATGGAGGCTGTTCAAACTATATTGGGACTTAACCCATCTGGTAACTATTTAACAATAAAAGATAGAATGGCAGCTTCGGAAGCTCTAAACGGATTAAACGACGTTACTATTACTTCTGTTGCAGCGGGTAATGTACTAAGATACAACGGCTCAAAATGGGTCAATTACGTTGAAACTAATCTAACCGATGGGGGAAATTTCTAAAATGGCAAATACAATCAGGATCAAAAGAAGAGCGTCAGGTAATGCTGGTGCACCAGGATCACTCGCTAATGCTGAACTTGCGTACAACGAAGTTGATGATGTTCTTTACTATGGTAAAGGCGCAGGCGGTTTAGGGGGTACGGCCACCACGGTTGAAGCTATCGGTGGCTCAGGTGCTTATGTAGGTCTTTCCGGCACTCAAACGATCACTGGTAATAAAACATTCTCAGGAACTATTGCACTTGGTGCTTCTGCAACAGCAACAACAAAGTCTGCTAATAATAACTCTACTTCAGTAGCAACTACTGCATATGTAGACTCAGCAGTTAGCGCAAGTGGCTCATTTACTGGGCTATCTTTTGCTGGAGACACTGGAACTACTGAAACAATTGCCAATGGCAATACGTTAACAGTTTCTGGTGGCACAGGTTTAAGCTCAGTTGTTTCAGCAACAGATACCGTTACGGTTAATCTTGATAATACAACTGTAACAGCTGGTTCGTATGGTTCAGCTAGCGCAATTCCAACCTTTACCGTTGACGCTCAGGGTCGTTTAACAGCAGCTGGAACAGCTTCCATATCCACTTCATTTACGGTAGATGCAGACAGTGGTGACAATCTAACAATTTCTGGTGGGGATACATTCACCATAGTCGGTGGCACAGGATTGACATCAACAGCTTCTGCAACTGATACGCTGACTTTAGACCTTGACAATACTAGTGTAACAGCTGGTTCATTTGGTTCAGCTACAGCTGTTTCAACCTTTACGGTTGATGCACAAGGTCGTTTGACCGCAGCTGGCACAGCAAACATCGCAATTTCATCAGGGGCAGTCACAGACTTCAACGAAGCTGCACAAGATGCAGTTGGAAATGCAGTTGGAACAGGCCTTACCTACACAGACTCAACAGGTGCAATTTCAGTAACAGCAAATACTTACGACGCCTATGGTTCAGCTTCAACAGTTGCAGGTAATCTAACGACTCATACATCAGCAACAGAAGCACATGGTGCAACTGGTGCAGTAGTTGGAACTACAAACACTCAAACGCTTACGAACAAGACACTTACTAGCCCAGTAATAACTGGAGCAGTATTTAATGATGGTTCGATAGTCTTCGAAGGTGCAACGGCAGATGCCCACGAAACAACACTTGCTGTTACAGATCCAACTGCAGATAGAACAATCACACTTCCAGATGCAACTGGTACAGTAGCTCTTACTGCGGATAAACTTTCAGCCTTTGCCGCAACTTCCTCGTCAGAACTTGCTGGAGTCCTTTCGGATGAAACTGGTACTGGTGCATTAGTATTCGCTAACACACCAACACTTGTAACTCCAAACATTGGTGCTGCTACTGGTACATCTCTTACCCTTTCAGGTGATCTGACAGTCAACGGTACAACAACTACAATTAACTCAACTACTGTAAGTGTTGATGACAAGAACCTTGAGCTTGGTTCAAGTGCCTCTCCAACAGATGCAGGTGCAGACGGTGGCGGTATTACCCTTAAGGGCGATACAGACAAGACCTTTAACTGGATTGACGCAACTGACGCATGGACTTCATCTGAAAATATGAACCTTGTTACTGGTAAGTCATTGCTGATTGCAGGAACTTCTGTACTTAACGCTACTACTCTTGGTTCAGGAGTAACTGCATCAAGCCTTACCTCAGTTGGAACAATTGCAACTGGTACATGGAATGGTACGGCAATAGCCATAGCTAACGGTGGAACAGGCTCTACAGACGCTGGAGCAGCCCGTACGGCTCTTGGATTAGCAA